CGAACACGCGGACGAATTCAGGCTGACGGGTGTAGACGTGCGCCATGCCGCCAATCGCCTGCAAGTGCGAAAGCATTGCGGCGGTGTCGAGGATGTGCCAGCTTCGAAAATCGGACTGGCTGTTGAGCCGGGCGCCCGCGCTTTTGTTCAACTCAAGCAGCTCGGCCCGGTGCGTGTCGAGCACCCCGCGCCAATAGGGCGCGTAGCCCTTCGGCTGGTTGGCGAAGCTCGCCGCCTGGGCGTAGCCCGCCACCTCGTCGGCAGCCAGCTTGTCGAACAGGTTCGTGAGTTTCCGCTCGCCGACGAGGTGGTCACGCAGGGCGACGGGATCCATAGGCCGGGACTGAAACTCTTTAAGCGCCGTGGCGACCTGCTCGGGCGGCACGCCTGCAACTGCCCGCTCATAAGCGTTGCGGACCTTTTGCTCACCCTTGTTAGCGGGAGCCCGCTTGCCGGTCATCAGGTCGTAATAGTCGCCGCCCTTGCCTGAGCGGACGCTCGCCCAGTTCTCAGAGAGCTTCTGTACGCTGGCCGTTGTCTTGTAACCCTTGCCGATCATTTCCTCGACGGCCTTCGGATTCCAGGTGCCCAGCTCCATCGTTTTTTCGACCGAGCGAGACACGCGGCTAATCATGGAGTCGAACTTGTCGCGTCCGCTTTGGCCGTAGCAATACCAGCAGGCCGGGCTCACGCCAGATTCGTGCATCATCTGGCCGACAGCGAAGCGCTCGTCAGGCGTGAGAATCCGGCCCTGCTCGCGCTCGAGAGCGCGCACCGTCGCCACGTGAGCATCCTGCTGCGGGCAGACCGTGGTGAGGTCGAAGGTCAGTTTGAAAAGCTTATCACTGTTCTCGCGGAAGGGATCGCCGCCGACTTCCTTCGGCATCATGGCGGCCAGCGTCGCGGGGTCCTTTCCGAGGATCGCCGCCGTCCGGCGAACGCCGCTCAGGAAGTTTTCGATGTCGCGAGCACTGAATGTCTTTTGGACTTCCGGGTCGTTCTTGAAGTTCTGAGCCCACGCTTCGACGTCGCCCTTCGGCATGAACAATCCGCCCACTCCGACTTCAGCCGCCTCGCCGGCAGGGATGTCGTTCGAGCGCATCGCATCGCGGGCGGGGCCGCGCACGGTTTCCTGAACCTGCTTGGCTTCCGCCACCGTCGGCGCGGACAGCTCGGTCCGCGCATACACTTCGACGTTCTTGGCCGACTTCGCCTCCTCCATACTGATAGGGTCTCCCTCGGGAGTGGTCAGACGCGTGGCTTCCTTGCCGAAAACTTTCTCACGAATCTCTAGCGGTCCCTTCTCGACAACCAGCCCGGTGAGCTCTTTAATGTCGTTGTCCTTGAGCAGCGCGGCGGCTTCATCATAGAGAGCCGTTCCGAGCCCTTGCCGGCGAAACCGCGGTTTCACGTAAGCCTCTCGGACGTGCGCCTGACCGGGGAGGAACTGCCGCAAGTCAATCGTCCCGACTACATTGCCCTCGGGAGAAGTAGCGGTGACTTTCCATTTCTGTTCCCCAGGGAACGACTGGAAGGTGAATCCTTTTTTCTCCAGCTCGCGACCTCGGTCGGTGCGTGGCGAGAACTGCCCGCGCTGCGCCGCCTCGGCCATGCGCAACTGTTCAGCCTGCTCTTCGGTTCGCAGGTTTTCGATAATCTCTTTGCGTTTGGTGTCCCGAGGTTTCAATTGGCCTTCGAGGCCGGCGGCCTCTTCACCAAACCCGGAGAGGAGCTTGCCTTTGGAGTCCAGAACATTCTTTTTGCTGGAGACGGCGATGTCCGACAGGGTGCCTCTCGCGGCTCGCGGAACGAGGAACGTTTCTTCGGGGGTCCACCGGGTCGCGTAAATCGCCCCGCCGTCGGACGACGGCGCGAGACGCGTCCAGCCGGCTTTGACGAGCGCGATATAGGCGTCGTCCTTGTTGGTGAACTCTTGGTTGAGGATCGCCTTGGAACTGCGCTGCGCCCAGTTGGCGTGCTCCATACCCCGTGGCACGGGGAACAGCTCGCCGTCCGGACTGAGCCAGTAGTCCGCGCCAAAACCGAACGGAGCTTTGGCAGCTTTGACCGGCTGCGTCATGTAACCGTTGAAGCGTTCCTTGTCCGCTTTCCGGCGCGGCGCCGCCTGTCCTCGAACAAAGTCCGGTAGGATCTCCCGGCCATTCGAGTCTTGGACTGGGCGTTTGCTTTGAACTCCCACAGTCTCCAGGGTAGCACGCTGCGCCCGAGACACACCGAGGTCGCGCTCGCCCAGGCGGCGGTCGGCGACTATAGCTTGCTCGATAGCGCTGTTGTTGACACGTGCCCAGCCGGCCTTGACGGCGGCTTCGTAGGCTTGTTTGGTGTCCTTGATCTCTTTCCCGAAAAGCGTCTTCGAGTTTTCCGCCGCCCATTGTTCGTGGATCTGGCCGCGAGGGAGGGGGTATAGGTCGCCGCCGGGGCTCAGCCAGAAGGCCGCGCCCGGCCCATAGGTCGCCTTCTCAGGGTCAACCGGGGCGCTAGAGTATTTCCGGCGCGGCGCGAACTGACCCTCGGAGGCTGCTCGGATGTCCCCAGGCTCAACCAGCTCTTCGGCGATCAACGCGTCTTCCGGAAATTCGGAGCGGCGCTGTCCAGACTTCTCGGCAATCGCGGCGGCCTCGTTCCGATCTACGAACCGACCCGTCGAGGTGACGAAGCCGTCTTCGACTCCGGCGAGGACTCCGTCTTCGAGCTTCACGCGGTCAGCTTCCGAGAGCTTGGTCGCCAGCTCCTCGTGAGTCATGGCGTGCATCAGGCCCGTGTAGGTCTTCCCACCAGCGCGGGTGGCGGCGGCGCGGATCGTCTCGACGTCCTCCCGAGTGGAGGGTTTGAACAGGCCACCAATCATCCCCTCGTCAGACCCGCGAGGATTCACGATAGTCTCGTTGAACGAGTCGACCACCGGCTTGCCCGTTTTTTCCGCGACGTCCATCGCGATGTCCATATGCTTCGCGCTCACCATTTCGGCGCTGCCGTCCAGAGTCTCGCGGGTGAAGAAAACTTTGTCAGCGTCACCGGCGACTCGCGTCCAACCCTCGTCAATCGCGAAGTAGGGGGCGTTGTCGACGGTCAGCTCCTCCGATAGGGGCGATTTGAAAACCTTCTTTTGGTTTTCCATCATCCACATGCCGTGGGTCTGGTTGCGCGGCACGGGATACAGATACCCTTCGGGAGAGAGCCACATGTCCGCGCCGGGACCGAAGTTGGCGCGCACGTCGGAAACCGGATAGCCCTCGGTCGAGTAGCCCTTCGGAACTTTGTCTTCCGTCTTCTTGGCACGGGGCTTCATCTGGCCCTCGACGCCATTGGGCATCGGCGGCTGGTAGTTCGGATCGCGTTTGCGGAGAAACTCACCGGCGCTTTTCGTCCCGGTCGCAGCCTCGTAAGCCTCGCGGAAAAACTGTTTGCTCGACGCGTGCTGCATCGCGACGTCGAAATCCTTGGCCGCCATCGCGTCCTTGAACGCTTGGTTCTCCATCTCCATCCCGACTTCGAGCGCGAGCAAATCCTCGCGGGTCGTGGCCCGACGTCCGATGTCGTAAGCCATGCCGGTGAGCCCACCAGCCTGGACCGAGCGTTCATTCGGAACGAACGCCGAGAACGCCCTGACGCGCTCCTCGACGGTCATCTTCATCAGCTCCTGAACTTCCTTGGTGACCGCCGGCTCGCGGGCGGGAGAATACTGCGCCTCAAGAGTCAGGTAGTCGGAGTCCATCTGCGGCTGGGCGCCCTCGGCGCCTTCCTCGCGCAGCGTCCGCTCATACTTGTCGCGCACCTGCCCGGCGCGCAGCGCGATGGGCGTAGCCTCGTCGCGAGAGACGAACCGCATGGCGGTATCCTGGCCTTTCGCCAGGAACCCGTCCTCATACCGATCTGCCGGAAACGAGTCTTCAGTCCAGCCGTGCCGCTCCATGGCTTGATCGCGAGCCATGGCGTGCATGAATCCGGAGAACATTTCGCCAGTCTGCCGGTCACGAATCGCCGCAGCGCGAATCGTCTCGACGTCTTCACGCGTGGCGGGTTTGAACTGTCCGCCGATCAGCTCACCCTCTTGCGGGCGGAAGCCGCCGCGCACCACGTCGGTGACGCGGGGAGCGAACGGAGAACCGGGCAGCGGCGTGATTTCTTTCACGTGCCGGGCCTGGGCGCCGGTGTCGGCGTTGGTCTGGGTGATGTCGATCCGCTTGATAACCTGCTCCAGCTCGCCGACCTTGACGCCTTCACGCAACAGGTCGTTGCGCATCGTGTTCGTCTCCTTGAACTGCTCCGGTCCCATTTGCACCTGACCTTTGCTGCGGCCAGTCTGCCGGGGACGGATGACGGGGTCGACAATGTCGCCCAGGTTCGCGGCGGCGACGTCCTGTCCCGCGAGGTTCGCCGGGCCGCCCTTTCGGGGCGAGGCTTTGGCCGTCTCAGGAACAATCGGCTCGCCGTTAATCAGGTTGAGAAAACGCTCCTTGACCCGACCGAGCACCACCGGCTGGTAACCCTCGCGGACGGGCGGCAGATCGAGATTGCGCTGCGCCGCGTTGGCGGGAGCAACGACCCGACCTTCGCCGCCGCCCTTCCAGCCGGCATTCTGATTCTTGACGTAGGACTGGTAGTCGCTGACGAGCTGGTGCCACGCCTCGGGAGTGAAGCCAGCCTGGACTTGGACCGGACCTCTGCCGACGACCGGCACCTCGACGCGGGGCTCGGAGATTTCGTAGGGGATCAGCGCCTTGACTTTGGCCCGCGTCGCGGGGTCCAGCGCGCCAATCATTTTCGCCAGCCGGTTGGCGTTGCGACTGACCGCCATCATGTCGGCGCCGACGAACTGCATGTCGGTGCCCTTGTTGAAGAGGTCGAACTTGATGAAGGCCATGACGTCCTCGACCTGACGTCGCGTCTCCACGTTCATCTGGTCGAGCGCCTCCTGGCTCGTGGCGGCGGCCTCCTGCTCCTTGCGATAGGCTTCCACCTGCTCAGCGCGGCGCTGGGAACGCGGGGCCATCAGGTCGGCCTCGTTGACCGACTCGCGGCGCACGCGGAACACGGGGGTGGCGTTCGGGTCGCGGTTCGTGGCGTCGATGACGCCCTGCACCATCGCCTGGACATCGGCGGGCTGGTTGACCAGCCAGCCCGCTGCCCGGTCGAGATTCGCGGCACGCACGCGAGCGCCTCGCCACACATCCGATGGCCTGCCCGTCGGGGCTCCCGCCGGGGCAGGCGTAGGCGGCGCAGTGGGTGCGCCGGGCGCTGCCGGTTGTGCTGGTGCCGCAGGCTGCTGCCGGCCACTCATGTGGGCTCGGAGCTGGGCCTGAAATTCAGTGAGGGCTCGGGCCGACATCGGGGCCTGGAGTCCCTGCGACGCGGCGAGCGGGGCATCGCCCATCTCTTCCATGACGCTGCCGATGACCTCGGCAGCCGTGCGCAGTCCGGCGCTCTTCCCGGCGATGTCGCCGCCCTTGTTGCGGAACAGTGTGTCGAAATGCTCGGCGCCCATTTCGCGCAGCATGTAGAGTTCGAGGTTGCCCTTGAACTCGGCCGGAACGTAAGGCTCGAGCACGCTCTGAACCGTCTCGCCGGCCTTGAGCGGACGCCCGAGGAACTGCTCGACGTAGCGCTTGGCGAACGCATTGAACTCCGCGTTGGAAGTCCGCTGCCCCATGAGCGCGTCGACTTTTCGATTGGCGGCTTCACCGAGGGCGGCTTGGAAAATGTGACCCACGTCGTGGACCAGCCCGCTGTTCACGTCGTTGACGAAGATGACCCGGCGCGGCGTGCCGTCCGGTGCCGCGACGTCTTCGAAGAACATCGCCGACTGCGCGGCTTGCTGCTTCGCCATCGCTTCCAGTTGCGGGGTGATCTCTTTACCCTGGCGCCGGGCGGCATCGACCAGGGCGGCGGCAAACGCGTCCTGGGAGGGCATCACGAAGATGCGACCGCCGTCGGGGGCGACGATACCGCGCAGAAGATTGACCGCGCCTTGCAGCGACGGGGGCATTGCGCCCATGGCCGACTCGTGGACCGCGTCGAGCGCGGGCATCTCGCCGTAGGGCGTGTAGCCAGGATCCACCAGACTAGCGCGGGACGGCGCGGTCAGCTCGCGCTGCACCAGCGACTTCGCGCCGGCCTTCAAGCCGCCATAGACGCCGAACACCGCGCCGATGCCGAGGGGGCGCTCCTGCGCCTCGCCAGCGGTGTCGGACGCCGCCCAGTTGAGCAGGAGGTCGTAGCCCAGGCCGTGCGCCGCACCGATAGCCGGTTTGGCGAGCAGGTCCGCTGCCGCCATGCCGCCACGAGTGGTGACGCCCTCACGAATGAGGTTAGCCGCGCCGGTGCCGGCCTGACGCACCGCGCCGCCGGTCGCCTTGAGCGCGGCGTCGAGCTTGGTGCCGACTTTCTGGCCGATCTTCCACCCACCGTAGGCGGCCACGGGGCCAGCCTGCAATCCGCCGGCCACACCGCCAGCGAACGGAGCGGTGGCGCGCACACCGGTGCCCGTAGCTTCCAGGGCGGCCCCGGTGGCCTGGGCGGTCTTGTCGATGATGTTGGCGAACACCGGGCGGCCCGAGGCGGCCATCTTGGCGGCTGCCTGGGTGATGCCGGCCTTGGTCGCGCCACGCATGACAATCTGCCCCGCCTTGTTAATCAGGCCGAAGCCGGCGCCCATCGCGATGAAGGTGAGCGGCTCCACCGATGACATGGCTGCGACGGCTTCCTGGTCGATCTCGACGCCCATCTCCTTCAGCGGGGTGATCGCGGGACCAAAAGTCGCGCCCTCGCCCTTCGTGACTGACTCAATCTGCTTCTGCCGGTGTGCCGCCTCCAAGAAAAGCGGGAGGGACTCGCCAGTCGTCATCTGCGCCCACGGCGTGTCGAGGCGGACACCGCGAGCCGCTGCGCCGCCGGCCTTCGTGGCCATTTCACCGAGGCCGGTGGCCCCAGTCTCGATGGCGGCGAACATCTCAGCCTGCTGGCCGAGGAGCTTTTTCCCGCGTTGCGCGGCGACGTCTGCCAGCGGCATACCGCGAGCGACGTCGACGGCGCCGAGCAGGGGTTGAACGACCGGACCAGCCGCCCGGTAGGCATAGTGCAACAGGCCCTTGCCCATCTCGCCCAGCGTCGACGGCAGGTTCTTGACGCCCGTGACGACGTCACCCATCGTGACGCCCTGCTTGTTCTGACCCAGCCAGATGTTGTTTAAACGCTGGGTAGTCTCCAACGGCAGCGCGTCGCCGCCTTTGGTGTTCCAGTATTCGGTGGGCTTGAAATGGGGATCCTTGACCAGCTCCTCGTCGGTGAAAACTTGCAGGGGATCGACCTGCTGGATCGGTTGCTGGGCCGCCGGGGCGGCGTCAGGGGTAACAGTTAGCCCGAGGGCTTGCGCTTCCTCGGGCGGAACGACTCTGAAAGTTTGATCGGCCATCTATGATAGTTGCCGATCAAGGGGGCTGCGTCAACCTCGATTTTACCCTCGCGGGACTGCGAACCGTTTGCGCATCTCTTCTTGCGCCTGCGCCCGCGTCTTGGGCTTCTGCTTCGGGGTAATCACGGGCTCTTGCGGAGCGCGAGCAGCCGGGGCCGCAGCCGGGGCAGCAGCAGCAGCGGGGGCAGCGGCGGGACCGCCTTGACCCGTGAGCTGAATGTAACCGCCGGCAGACTGGGAGTAGTAGAACCCAGGCCTGGAGGTGGGTTTCGCATCCGGCGGCAGACCGGCGGGCAGCGCGCTGGCGGGCGCGGCGGGCGCGGCGGGCGCCGCCGGGGCAGTGCCGGCACCGGGCGCGGTCGTAACGTTGTTGATCGCTCCCTCGCGGGTTAGCTTCTCGGTCAGCGCGTTGAACGCGTAAGGATCCGAGGGCACCTTGAATTCGGGGGACGCGACGGCTTGCATCATCGCGCTGGCGAGGTGCCGCCGGTCGCGCTTCTGCGCCCGAACGTCATCGGTGTCGCCCCACGCGGGAAAGAAGAACGACGAGTAGCGCTTGAACTCGTCCTTGTTAATCGCGGCGCCGGATTCCTGGCGCAGCGCGGCGGTGATGAACGCCTCCTTGGCGGCCACGATTTTCTGAATGTTCTCCGGACGAAAAGCATTCGGGAATTGCGACATCTGCTGGGCCGACGCCTTGGCCGACGTAAGGTCGGCGCCGCTCGCTTCGAGAGCGTCAATGTCCGCGCCGGACTGATTCATGCGCGCCGCGTAGGTCAGGCTCTTGCCCTGATACTCGGTGAGGGGCTTGGAGTTTTCGCCCTTCACCTTCGCGTAGGCGAGCATGTGCTGCCACTCGATCTCTTCCCCGACGGCGCCTTCCATAGCCGAGACATCGAGGATCTTCCCGCCGGTCTGTGGGTCGAGGATGGTGGGCGGCAGCTTGCCAGTCGACTTGGTATACATCTCGGCCAGCGAGCCCGACATCTCAGGCATGTCAGTCCCGCCAGTCAAGGCGAGTCCCTTGGCCGCAGCGTCCGCCTTGGCCTGATCGTTCGCCATCTGCTGGCGCTTCAGCGCAATAGCCTCGGGCCCGAGGGCCGTCTCCGCCTGGGCGTTCCGAAGCGTGTCGAACTCAAGCTGTTTCTTCATTGCCGTCCGCCGGTCCAGGCGGTTCGCGATATCATCGGCAGTGACCAAGCCATCCTTGAAGGCTTTGGACATCGCATCGACGGCGCCGGACGCCGCGCCGATTCCCATGCCTTGCGGGCCGGGAACGAGAGTCGGGATCTGCAACTGCGGATTGTTTTCGAGGAGGGCCATGTTAGAGTCCGGGGATGTTGACGCCTCCCCAGCCCATCGCCGGGGTGGTGGCTTTGGTATTGAGCAAAGCGTTGGTGTTCCGATTGACCGTCGACTGGAGGTTGTAGAGCGTGTTTAGCCGGTCGCCTGCGCCACCGGAGCCGCCAGGGAGGTAGTTGTTCAGGTAGTTGTAGTAGGCGTCGTTGGTGTCGCGGGCACGCTTCATCGCCTCCCCAGCATAGTGGGTTGCCCGATTTTGAGCGCCTGCGACGGACTGGGCCACGTCGTGGTAACCCTTCCCAATCAGAGGATTCTGGTAGGCCGAGTTGGACGAAAACGAAAACATCGCGCCGGGCTGCACCGCCGACGCCGTAAGTGTCGGGGCCGCGAGATAGCCTTCAGGATTGCTGAGCAGCGCCATTAGCTGGGTTTGCAGTGGGGTGACACCGTAGCCACCCAGCGAATTGCTGAGCACGTTGTTCGTGGCGTTCGCGACGACATCCGGGATGTTGGTGGGACGCGTGCCGGCGTTGCTGTATTGCGTCGGCGTCCGCGACGCGAGCCGCGTGTCGCGAAGCGCGATGGGCGCGAGGGTGTCGGCGCTCCAGCCGCTGTATGAGAGGTTCGCTGCCATGTTATTTAGCTTGGTTGCCGACCCACCCCGCCACTCCCTTGGCCATGGCGGTGTTCTGAAGTTCTCGGAGGTCTCGCTCTTCGTTGCCGAGCCGGATCGTGAGATCTCCGCGCTTCACGTTCGAGGCCGGTCCCCAGAGCGTGCCGAGCTGCTGCTTCATGTCAGCGATCTTGCGCTGACGGGCGGCGATGTCATTCGTGATTACGGCGGAGGTATTCGCCGCCGCAGTCTTGGCCTTGTTCTCAGCCTCCGCGATGAGCGGATTTTCGAAAAGGCCGTCGCCGCCGAGAGTGACACTTCGGCCGGGAGCGACCGCAGCCGCTGCCAGCGCGGGGGCAACCAGATACGCGTTCGGCCCCGTGGCCATGCCGAGCAAGCTCTGCCGGTAGGCTTCTTGATCCGTCGCTCGCTTCAATTGGGTTCGGTTCAGCGAGTCAACCGCGCTGGTCAGATAGTCGGGGACGTTCGCCGTCCGGTAGACGCTGCCCACCGCGATGGGTTCCCGCACGCCGACGTTCGGGTTCATGAACAGGCGGGAGCCCAGCGTCCGGTCGGAGAGCCCGGCAGGACTGGTGCGCAGAGAACCGGGCACGACTGGCGGAGGAAGGAATCCCGCCGGGGCCGGGACCGGGGCAGGAGTCGGCAGCCCGATAGTCGGGGTAACGTTAGGAAGTCGAAGCAATGGACTGTCGGCCATATTACTTCTTGTAGACGTTGTTCCAGACGGTGTCAGCCACACCGCTCGCGACACCGCCCAGTGCGCCATACCCAGCGGCAGTCGCTGCGCCCAGGCCCTTGCCAAGGTCGCCCAACGCGGCGCTTTCATTGCCTGTCAGAGTGTTGCTCGCCCCCACGCGGGCCATGAGCAGGTTGGCGATGTCGGTTCCAGCAAGCCCGACGTTTGGCAGGTTCTTCGTGCTCATATCCAGCCCGGCACCAGCCTGCTTGATCGTTTCGGACTGAAGCGCCTTGAGGTTCGGGAAAATGTTCCCCAGGATCTGGGCGCGCTGATTGGCCAACTGGATGGCCGACTCGCTGAGCTTGGCCGCCTTTTCCTGGCGCTGGTTCTGGAGAGCGAGGGCGCCGCCAACGATGGACCGCCGGACGAGGTCCGCCGCCGCTCCGTCGCCAGAGGTGCCGAGGCCAGACTGGGCGGCGCGCTCCAGGCCGGTCTTGACCAGCTCCTGCTGAATCTCGCCGGGAAGCTCGGCGCCCATCTCTATCTCGCTAATCGCCTGATCGATGAGCTGAGTTTTCAGCATCTCCGCCGCGCCGCCGGGCTGCAGTTCCGTCATCAACTGACCGGCGAGCGCCTCCGCATCGCCAGTTGGTTGATTGAGAGCGTTGAGGATGTTCTCGGCAGCCGTGTAACGGGTGGCGAGCAGCTTCGGGTCTACCTTCCCCTGCATCCCCAGAGAATTCAACGTGCGGTCGACGTCGGCACCCTTGGCCTGCGCGTTCACGTTGGCCGGATCCAGTTCCGTATACAGCTCTCGCCGCATACGCTCCAGCGCCTGCATCTGCTTGTCCGCGATGCTCTTTGCCGTCTTGGCCTGTTCGCGGGAACCAAGGTAGGAGAAAACTCCCCCGATGATCCCGCCAGCGCCTGCTCCCATGTCGAATGCCATACTCTAGTAGATAGTTCAGTTTTAGCGATGCTTTGTCACCCTCAAAGATTACTTTTTGTAGAGGGTCCACATCGCGATGGTCGGCGGGTAAGGCACCGGGCTCGACCCGTCGATCTTGACGCCGTCCGTCTCGCCGTAGATTTCGTGGGCCGCCCGCTCGGCAACGCCCGCCGGGACGCCGAGAACCGTGGTGGGGCTCGACCCGGCATCCTTGGTGGCCTGGGAGATCAACCGACCGCGCCAGGACGTCTGGTTCGCGCCCACGACTTCCCAGCCGGGGCTGTAGCGCAGCGCCTCTTCCAGCGTGTCGTGGACGACGAACTTGACGTCGCCAGGGCTGCCGCTGACCGTCCGCCACTCGGCGCGCTCATACCAAATCAGCGTGGCGATGTCGGTGTCATACATCTGCTCGAGGGCCTCGGGGTCCGTTGGACGGGAGGCAGTCGGGGCGGCGAACACGACCGACGCGTCGCGCTTCCAGAAGGTGCCGTCGAAAAAGAACCAGCCGATGGCCCGCCCGCCCTTCGTCTTGAGCCAGATCGGCGGGTTGGTGTTGTCCGGGACGTTGTCGCCGATCTGGAACAGTGCGTCGACCGAGTCGCTGAGGTCCATCGGGACGTATCGCGCCGTGTTGATGTCGAACACGTAGGGCTTGGTGCCGCCCTTGAGCCACAGACCCTGGTTCGACGTCGGCTCGGTATCGGACACAACGATGTTCACGATGCCCACCGGCGACATGATCTTCAGCCGGGCGACGAGCGCCGCATACATCTGCTGCGGAGAGCCGCGAAACTCCGCCGGGAGCGACGAGGCGGTGATGAGGAGATTGGTTTCTTGGAGTGCCATATGGTTATAGGGAAATGAGCTTCACACAAGGAAGCCCGGCTGCAAAAAGTTCAGTCTGATCCGCGTTGGGCCAGGGATCGCCGCCATTGAAGTTGTAGGGATCGCGAGGCCAGACGAGATACGTGCCCAGTGGGGTGGTCCCGGTGAGCTTGACGCCGGCCCACCAAACGAACTCGGCGCCCCAGTTTAGGTCCTCGGTGTAGATCATCATCAACCACGCCGGGTCGTTGATTAGCGAGCCGTCTGCGCCGTAGTAGGATTCCTGCCACCGGACCCACAGGCCACTTTTTTCGTAGCCGTTGATGAGCAGGTCAAAATGAATCGGATACCCGAAACAGTCGTCCGGCTCCAGCTCGTAAAAGTCGAAGCCGCCGGTGCCGCAGTGGAACTTGCCATCCCACTCGTCTCCCGGCACCGTCTCGAAGCGATACGTCTCAGGCCCGAACAGCCCGCTGACGAACTGTGGCGGGTTGGTCAGCGCAGCTTTGAAGGCGGCGAAGTCTTTCACCTGTGCGGTCAACACCGCCGGGGTGAGGTCGCGCCAGATCCTGAGATTCATTTGCAGGTTGCTGGCGATGGTCGCCGAGTTCGCCCCGCTGAAGTCGTCGCCACCGAGAGCCGCGCACGCTTGCGTCGGGTCGAAGAAAGGATCGTCAGTCGGCGCGGCGGCCCCGAGCTGGCCGTCGCCCCACGACACGTTGCGCAGGTTGAAGCCCAGGCCAATCGTGTCGCCCGCGATGATCTCGACCTCTTGAAAAGTGTAGCCGCCGCCGTCGACCGCCGCCTCCATCGCGCCCTGGTCGTAATCGACCGAGGCGCAGGTGGCTTCGCGGAACCCGTTCGGCGAACCGTTGATGAACGTCTGCAGCCCGAACATGGAGTAGATCGTGCTGCCGTCGGAGGCCGTCAGCTCGCCGCCGAGCCGAGTCAATTCCAACTGCCAGCCGTCGCCGGGCGGGACCGAAGTCCCGAAGTCGACGCGGGTGTAGACGTAGGGGACGTTGAAGTCGAGGTGCGGATTTGGAACCGGGATGCTCAGCACCGTGGTCGACTCTTGCAGGCCGAACGATGTCGGGACCGGCCCCAGCTCTTCGCCGGGGTCAGGATCGCACGGGTCAACTGGGACCGGCGTCTCGTCCTCGCCAACGATCTGATCGCTCGGAACGGTTTCGCCGTTCGGAGTGATGGCGGTCACGATGTAGGTTCCAGGCACGAGGTTCGAGAGGAACAGGTCAGTCACGCACTCCGCGACGATCACGTATTCACTGAAGGGATCCTCTTCGTCCACCAACTTGTAAATCGAGTAGCAGAGCGCGCCAGGATAGGCGCCCCAGCTCAGACGACCAAAGTCGCCGAGCCACGTCCACAGCAGGCCGGCGACCTTGTCTTCACTGATCGGCTGCAGCGAAATAATGACCTCGCCGGAACCGCTGAACATAGCCTCGCACACTGCCGGGGCCCTGTAGTCAAACGCAATCCGGCGAGGCGTAAAAACGTTAAGGTGTTCAAAGGCCATGTCAATAGACGACCAAGCAATCGGGACCGGTGCCGCTGGACTTGGCGTAGTTTCCCGTCGGCCCCGAGCCGTAGCTTTTCGTTCCGGACCATATGCCGCCATCGTAGTTGAGCGTCCACGCACCCGGAACGTTGATGGTAATTTGCGACGCGCCGGTGTATTGAATGCCGGTGGCGTGGTAAGTAGTTAGCGCCAGAATGTGGTCCCCGTTCGGATGACCCGTGACATTAACCAGCGCAGGCTGCGGCAGGAACGTGTGCGTGCGCTTGAACACGTGGGAACATGCCCCGGTGCCAGCTCCGCACCCACCTGCAGGCAGGCCGTGGATGTTAATCTCCGGATTTGCGAATCCGATTGGGGTGTAGTCCAACATCGCCAGCAACCCGTCGGGACGCGCTGCGGCGATGTCAGCGGCTGCGTTACAGGGCTGCGGTTGAAAAAACAGCCAACTGCAGCCATAATTGACCGTGGCCGTTTGCGTAAGCTGCGTGAGTGGATCGTAGAACGGGATTAGCATCGCCGCGTCGTCCTCGAAGTGGAGCGACGTGACGCCCTCGGACAAGAACAGCCCGCAGTTTTCGTTGATGACCCCGGACTGATACTGAAGAACGTAACGCCCCGGCGTCGGGATGTTCGCCGTGTCGCTGGATCCCGTCGTTCCATCGACAATGATCGGCACCACGATCTCCTCGTTCTCGACTAGGAAGTGCGGCGGAAGCGCGGGCCCGAATTGCGGGCACGGCGTCGGGCCGGGGGGCGGCTCGTCCTCGTCCTCACCGACAATCGGCTCGCTGAACGACGTCGTTCCGTTTGGGGTAATGGCCTCAACCTTGTAAGTGCCGGGAGCGAGTGTCGAAAGAAAGGCGTCGGTTACGCACTCGGCGACGATCACGTATTCGCTGAAGGGATCCTCTTCGTCCACCAGCTTGTAAATCGAGTAACACAGCGCGCCAGGATAGGCGCCCCAGCTCAGACGGCCGAAGTCGCCGAGCCACGTCCACAGAAGACCCGCCACCATCGACTCCTCGATAGGCTGCAACGAAATCGCCACCTCGCCCGACCCGGAAAACATCGCCACGCAGATCGCAGGCGACCGATAGTCGAGAGTCACGCGGCGCGGCGTGAAGACGTTAAGGTGATTAAATCCCATCGTTCGAGAAAGACTTGCCGTCGCTGATGTAAGGCGGCAGCGCGTTTTCCAACATCCGCTCGGCCTGCTCGACCGCAATCGCCTGGGCGATCTTGTCGGCGTCGGCCTGGGAGACAATCGAGGTAGCGTAGCCCGTCCCGGTGACGGATACGTCGTCGCGCTCCAGCACGTGGGTCTTGGTGCTCTCGTAAACCACGAGCGCGGCATTCAGCGGCTCGAGCGCCTCTTCGTAGTCGGCGCCCTCGGATGCCCGCCCATCGAAGCGGACCATGTTCACATCGGACTCGCTGGGTTCACAGTCACCACTCAAATCCTGCGGAACGGGCGCCGCGAAAACACGGATCCACCGGATCGCCGCCTGACCGCTCCCGGCGATCAGCAACTGGAAAGCGTCGTCCTTCTCTTCGACTTGGTCGCGCTCGACGCCCGCAGAGGTGCCATCGGCTTCGTCCGACTCGCGGACGTCCTGGGTCTTGACGCGGCGACTCTGCGGCTTGAGCGCGTAGAGCGGCGTGTCCTCGGAGATGTCCTTGTCCCAACTGATGCAGCCCTCGTCGGCCTGAATCTGCTTGACGAGGCATTGCTTGTAGGCGCCGCGATGCACTCCCGCCCACCAGACACCCACGTCAATCTTGCCAATAAGCTCAGCCATCTGCAGCTCGGCGTAGCAGAATCGTTTGTCCGCCAGCTTCGGGTAGTCGGAGTTCCAAGTCGGCCCGAAGTAGCCGCGAGTCTCGGCCAGCCACGAGATCGGGCAGCCATTGTCGGCGCGCTCCTCGATGAAGGCTTCCCAGAGGCGGTTCTTGCCGTCGTAATCCTTGCTGACGTAGAAGATTCGCTCGGCACCTGCCACGGGCCCGCTCATCCATTCGACCGGGCGCGTGCCCGTCCAGATGCCCTGCCAGGGAAGCGTTTTCTCCTGGCTCGGCTCGGTGTCCATCACCCAGGTGTGGGTGTTGTAAATGTCGCCGTGCGGGATCGACATGAGCAAGAACGACCCGAAGGACGCGCCCGCCACCAGTGACTGGTCGCCGGACAGGCCCACCTTGCTGATGGTCATCGGGCTGTCGAAAAGTGGAAGCGTGGAGGTGACATTGCTTGCCTCCGCCGCGTCATAACGGATCAGGCCGCGAGGCGAGAACCACCAGAGCATACCGTTCTGGACGGTCACGCTGCGCTGGCTGTAGGTGCCGACCGGGAAGATTGGCGTGTTGAAGTCGTCGGTCGTTTCCCACGTCGAGCGCGTGCGAATGTTGGCACGCACCCGATAGGTGCGCTCCTCGGTGAACACCAGCAGGTCGGGGTCGACCACGCCGGGCGTCTCCGCCAGTGCCGAGATTGGGAGCGGGTAGGTAATCGCGGCGACGCCGCCGGGGTAGGTGCGCTCGCGGAAGCTGAACGGGTTGCCGATGTCGGAGGCGGTCAGCCGCGACCCGCCGGCCACCCAGAGCCGGTTGCCGACGTAGCGCATCGGGCCGCCGACTGGGATCCCATACTGGTCGTCGCGGGCCTGCCCGCTGTTGCTGCCGTCATACCACGCGCAGGCGGAGGTGCCGCCGTCCTGAATGAACAGAACCGAGCGCGGGGTGATGAAATCAATCGGGGCGTCGACTTCCAGCGAACGCCGCTCCTGCGTCTGCTCGCCAAGACAGAAGAACACCTGCTTGGAATACGGCGACAGCAGAATGTTGGAGAGCAGCCGAAAACTGACAAACGGCCACGGGGCGACGAACACCCGGCCCTCGACCACGACCACCATCTGCTCGATCCCCGCCTTCGGGCGGTAAACGCAGCCACCCTGCAAGTTCCCGTCAAAGAGTTCCGTTTTGCAGCGGTAGCCTGGGCGAGTCTGGAGCACTCCGCCACGGCACATCATGTTGACCGTGTTGAAGACGTAGCCCGTGGGCAATATCGAGGGCTCGGCGTCCGACATCATTCCAAGATGGAAGCGAATGTCGGCGTCCTCCAGACGCTGCGAAGTGGTCCCCATTAGTCAACGTAGTCGGATTTGTCGTTGAGGTTATTGCCCATGTCCACTTGGATGACTGGCATCATCGTG